TTACGCAGCCTGGATGCCCAGCTGCGTGCCGGCGTTGCTGATGGTGATGACGCGGTTGACAGGCCTGTCCGGCACGCGCGTGGACAGATGCACCCAGGCCTTGCCGCCCACGTGCTCGTAGATGAGCTGGCCGATGCCCAGCGCGCCCACCAGCGGCGCCAGGCCACGCGCGATCTGCAGCGGCGTTCCGTATCCGGGCGCGACGACGTCGGCCGCCCTGCCTTGCACGTGGTCGCTGGTGGCCACGCCGCCCACGGCTCGGTTGACGGCCTGCGAGCGGTAGCCGCTGGTGACGATGACGGGCGCGCCCAGGTGCGCGCGCACGCGCTCGAGCAGCTCGGCCAGGTGCTGCAGCTGCACGGTGGCCTGCGGGCTGGGCGTGTTGTCCAGTCCCAGGCGGCGGGCAGTGCTGCTGGCCGTCAGCTCGGCCAGCGAAAAATGCGGGGTCAGTTGCATGGTGTCTATCCCTCTTTGACGCGGGTGCGGACGATCAGGACGGCAAAGCCCAGGACGATGCAGACGTCCTGCAGCGTGGGGGCCTGCAAGGGCATCAGCACCACCAGCACGCCAGCAGTGCGCGGCGCGGCGGAAAGGTGCTGCAGCAGGGGCGAGGCCAGCGCGCCGCCGCCGCCCAGGGCCAGCAGCAACCAGGCAATGGCCTTGAGCCACTCGGTGGTGCGCTCGCGCGCGCCCAGGCCCGGGCGGCACGGCGTGGTGCGCTCCAGCTTGTTGAGGGCCTCGGCCAACACCACCAGGCCGGCCAGCGCGTGAATGAATTGCAGCCAGGCGGTCATGGCGAGGCCTCCCCCGTGGCGGGCGCCATGGGTTGCCCCGCAAGGCGCCGGATGACAAACATCAGCACTTGCTGTGCGCCGCCGCCCACCGCGAACGCGCCGCCCAGCAGCAATGACTCGGGCACCTGCGCCAACAACATGGCCAGCGGCGTGAGGTAGCCCGCCGTCAGGCTGGAGGCGAACGCCACCGCCATGCGCCGCAACGTGGTGCGCAGCAGCACGGGCCAGGTGTCGCCCGTGCCGGGCACGGTGTTGAGCAAGATGATGGCCACCAGCGAGCCAGCGAAGCCGGCCACCAGCAGATCCACCCGCAGTCCCAGTGGCACGCCGAAAGCCGTCAGCACCGAAGTGGAGACGGCCGCGGTGGCGACGGTGACCACGCCGGCGGCTGTGGTCGTGGGCTCAGGCATTGGCAGCTCCGGCTGGTATGGGCGTAAAAAAACCCGCTGGCGCGGGCTGTAGGGCGTGGTGTCGTGAAACGTTCATACGGGCCACCCGGCGCTCACGTCGTATGCGTCGCAAGCCGCCAGATCGGCCAGCATGGCGATGGCCTCGTGGTGCGCGCGCTCAGCCGAAAAACATGCCTGCACATGCAGGGCGATGGCCGCGGCGATGGCCTTGATCTCGGCCAAGGTCAGCGTGACCCACCCGGACGGCGCCTTGAAATCCACCTCAGCGACACCAGCCAGCTCGGCGTTGGCGATCACCGACGTGATGCGGTTTTGGTCCTCGACGCCCGTGGCCACGCGCCCGCCATTGGGCAGCGTCAGGCCGCCGGTTTCGTGCTGCCAGCGCAGACTTGTGGCACGCGCAGTCAAGACGTCCTTTGTGCCTTGCAGATCCAGGACAGGTGACGTGGGCAGCGCCGCTACGCCGTCTGCAACGCGGTATTCGTCCATGCGCTTGGCGTCGAAATCCTCCGGCGCCTGGACCCAGGCATCCGGGCCCGCATAGTCATTGGTGGCGGTGGCGACGATGCGATCGCCCTGAATGATGAGTTTCATGCCTGCCTCACAGCTTGATCATGCGAACTGCGCGAGCCCGAGCCAACTGATCCCGGGAAGAGTAGCTCCAGGCGCCGGACAATGAGTTCACGAACGGCGCGCCACCCTGGACGTAATCGGAGGCATCGCGTTCGGGGCATGCAGCCCAGTAATTCCCAGCTTCGTACGCTTGTGCGCCACCGACCTTGAACAAGGCGTTTTCTGCGACGCTTGGGCGCATCCGGTCTAGCAGGAGCTGGAGAACCGGCGCCGTGGGCGGCGCCCAATCGATGTAGCCACCGATCGTTAAGCTGCGCGACCACTGAAAAAGCGGGTGCTGCGCGTCGTTTAAGGCTTCGGCTATAGGCAAACCGAAGTAGGTATTGCTGGAAGTAAGAGAGGTGGTGTTGGTCAATTTCCATTGCACGCTGGCGTTTTCTCCGCCGATTTTGGGTGCCTGGATGACCGCATACCGACCATCCTCTGCCGTAACCACGCACCCCAGGTAGCCTCCCCCCAGGGCACCCCCGTACACCGTCGCGCGCAGCGACGCTGATGCATCGATGACGGACATGCGCGCAGGCATCCTGAGCAGATCAAGGAACAAGCCCTCAGACCGCAACGCCTGGCTCAGCTGACTGGGGCTGGACAGCGCCCAATCCAACAGTCCTGCCACGCTGCTATACGCCTGCGGGTCCAGCCCAGCCTGGGCGGCATACAGCTTAGCGCGACTTGTATCGCTGGACAGTAGAGCGTTGTAGGCCGATGCATTGGCTTTGATCTCTGCCATCAGCGTCGGATGGACCAGCAGGTGATTCAGCGACGCGCTGCTGGACAGCAACGTGGTAAACGCCGAATGGCTGTTGATGATCCGCCGCGCCTGGCCGCGCATGCCGTACATCACGGACAGCTCACTCAGCCGTGTGGGGTCGCTGGTCAGAAGGGCCTGCAGCCCGGCGCTGTTGAGCGTGCCGGCCTCCAGGGCGTTGATCAAGCGCATGGCGCGTACGAGGGGCATGTCAGGACTCCTTGAAAACGGTGATTTGCCACTGCGCTGCAATCGTTGAGGCAGCAGCAGCGGATGGGTTGGACAAAGTGACGGTGACGGTATCGGCGGCGCTGACGCGGGCGGTGACGGCCAGGCGCGCATCGAGCGCGGCCAGGGGCGTGGCCAGCACCGCCTGGCCGGGCAGTGCGCCGGGCAAGAACGCAGGGAAGCGGGCCTGCGCCGTGGCAGCTACCGATGACAACGCGCACGACGCGGTGGCACGCAAGAGCTGTCCAGCGGCGGCGCGGCTGAACGCGCTCTCGCGGATCTCGTCGTCGGGCAGACTCCAGGCGGCCAGCAGGTCGGGGTGAGCCGCGGCCAGCAGCCAGCGGCCTGCTGCAGCGGCAAAGCAGCTTTCGTCGTCATCCGGCTCATCACTGCCCGTCTCCCAGGCAAACAGCCCCAGGCCATCGACCAGCACGAGGTCGCCGCTGGCGCCCGCACGGCCGCGAAACTGGGCGCGACTGTCGTAGGCCAGCGAATCAATCCCACCGCCCGTTTTTGCCCAGGCAGGCGACACTCCGGGCTCGGCGGCGGAAGCGCTGGGGATGGCCTGCAGCGACACCCAGAATCTGCCGGCGTGGTAGGTCGTCGAGCCTTTGGCAACGGCACCGGACAACTCCGACCACGGCCCCACAAAATTGGCCACGGCCTGCGCTGCAGCGGCACTGTCGGCGGCTTGGGATGCCGATTGCGCTGCGGCGTTTTTGATGGCGTTGGTATCGGCCACGGCCTGGTCGGCAATCGCCTTGGTTTGCGCCAGGGCCTGTGTCTTGACCTGTTGCGTGTCTGCCAATGTCTGCGCGGCGGCTTGCACCAGCTCGTGCGTCGCCGCGGCGTTTTGCTGGGTTGCGGCCGCCAGCACGTTCGCACCAGGCTGCAGCACATCCTTCTGCCACGCTAAAAATGCTTCGTACTGCAGGTCGAAGCTGATCTCGTCGTCGGCGGAATTGGGCACCGGCGGGCCAGGCGGAATAGGGATGGGCTCGACAATATCGGTCATGTGGGTAGTCCTTCGATCTGAAAATCTGCCGTGGTGTGCATATATCCCTCGCGCGCCACGTCTGCGCTCTTGAGTACGCCGAACACCAGGCTTTGGGCATAGCCCGTGGCCAGCGTCGGGGCGTAGGCAGCGCCGCGCCCGAGCAAGGCGCGCAGCTGGACCAGGGCGTTGTCCTCTTGTTTGCCTGACAGCTCCACCGTGCCCGACATGTCGTAGCCGGTGCCGTAGATCAACACCGAGGTGCTGCCATCGGGTTCGTCGCGGCGGTGCGTCCAGGCCTTGGGGCTGCGACGCAGGCCGTACACCACGCCGCCCCAGTGCACGCCAGGGATGAACCGCAACCGCCCGATCTCGCACTGCACCATGCGGCGCAGCTGGCCTGTGCCCCCTTGCACAGTGATGCAGATCTCCGCATCCGCGTAGATGGGCAGGTCGGTGATCAGCACCCTGTCGCGCGTGCGGCGCTGGCCGAAGCCGTAGTCCCAGTAGCCGGTGGCCGGCTCCTTGAGCGAGCCCGTGCGCACCTGCAGCGGCTCTGCCGTGCCTGGGCGATGCACGGCCACGCGCCAGGCGCCGCCGCGCAGCCCGAACAGTGCCACGGCGCTGGCGTAGCGCGCGCGCACTCGGTATTGCAGGTCCTCGGTGGTGCTTTCCAGCGGGATGTTCTGGTACACCAGCCGGCCATCGGGCCGCAGCATCGGGCCGAAGGGCAGCCAGCGGCGCGTGGGGCGCATGTCCACCCACCCCGCAGGGTCCTGCTCGGGTGGCGTGCTGCTGGGCGGCGTGCTGCTGGGCGAGCGCGCCGCGGCGCAGCGGTACACCCGGTGCAGCCCCGAGCGCGAGCGCTCGTCACCCACGGCGTAGGTGCCGCCGCTGACCCATTCCGGCTCCTCGGCCGCTGGCTCGGCAATGCTGCCAGCCAGGAAACTGGCGTCGGTGATGGGGATGCGTTCGATGTAGTACATGCGGTGAAGTCCTAGAAGACGGGTGCGGGCTGCGTGGTCAACGCGTTGCCCCGCACCACGCTGCCCAGCAGCGCAGCGGTATCGCCGGTGTTGGTGTTGCCCTCCTCCACTCGCGCGCACAGGCGCTGCACTTCGGCGGTGAGGGCTTCGATCAGGCGCTCCATACGCGAGTTGTCACGCCCTCCCAACGCGCCGGCGAGCTGCTCCTGGTTCCAGATGCGCGCAGGGCCCGTGGCCTCCAGCTCCCAGCCGCGCTCACCCACCACCCGCAAGCCGCCGGCGTGCAGCCCTCCGCTGGCAAAGCCAGGCACGCCCGCCAGGTGTTTGAGGTAGTCCCAGTCGGCGCTGCTCTGCGCTCCGAGCGTGGACTCCACACTGGCGCGGATCTGCGCATCGGTCAGACCAACATCGACCAGATGCTGGTAGTGCACCGCCTTGTCTTGAGGTGTGCCTTGGGCAATCTTCGGCAACCTGTCAATGGTCGTGGACACCACAGCCGCTGCCTGCGCCAAATACGTCCAGTCCTCATCCGTCTGCACGCCCGCCATGCTCTCGACCACGGCGCGGATGTCATTGAGCCCCACGCCGTCGTGCAGCATGGCGTTGTACATGCTGTACTTGGCCATCGGGTCGCCCCCGATGGCCGTGGCAATGGCGTTGCCGTAACGCTCCTGCAGGGGCCCAAGGGCACCTGCGCCGCCCATCCCGAGTTGTTTGGCCTGCGTCAGCGCCTGCGCCAGCTGTGCGATGGCAGCCTCCACGGACTGCACGCTGCTGTCGATACCGTAGAGCGCGTCGATCTGCGCGCGGGCGTTGTCCAGGATGCCGTCCAGGGCCTTGAGCTGCCGCTCCGCCTCGGTGAGCTGGTCACCGCTGATCCTCTCCAGGTCCTTGAGGCGGTTGGCCACGACGAGGCGTTGGTAATCCGCTTCGGCCTGGGTTGCGTACACCTCTTTCGTCAAGCCCTGCTGCACGCCGTCAATGGCCTCGGCCAGCTCGCCGGCGTCGGGCAAGTAGCCCGTGCGCTCAGCTGCAGCCAGCGCCTGGGCGATGTAGTCCGCACCCGACTGCAGGTTGTGCCGCGCCAGGGACTCGACATCCCCCAGCAAGGACTTGGCACCCGAGCGCACGGCGTCAAAGACGGCCCGCATCTCGCCCGCCGCCTCCTCCAGGACCTCGCGGCGCGCGGCAACGGAGCGCTCCAGCGCGGACATGGCGCGGTCGATACCGGCGCGGGCATCTTCCACGGCCCAGATACGTTCTTGCAGCCCTCGGTTGCTCGCGTCGAGCGCAGCGAGTTCCCGGGCACGCAAAGCCGCCGTGTTGCCCAATGCTCGATCAAGCTGGGCTTGCAGGCCGTCGCGCTGGTTGATGACTGCCTCGGCCTGGCGGCGTGCAGCCTCTGCTGCTGCCTCGGCTTGCTGCTGCGCGGCTGCTGCAGCCTGCTCAGCGCTGGTGACGATCTCCGAAAACGCCCCCGACAGCTGCAGCAGCATCGCGTACGCACGACGGCCGGATTCGGTGCTCCGGTCTTGCGCCTCCACGAGCTGCCGGTACATCTGCCGCGCGCCCTCGGCGGCGATGTCGGGGATCGCCACGCCGACGACGGACAGCTGCTGCTCAAGCATGCGGCGGGCGTATTCACGCCGCTCTTCTGCCGAGTAGTAGCCCGTCTGGAAGTACATATTCCCGGCCTGGGCCATCTGCTCGGCCCCGCCGAAGGCGTCCACCAGCTGGCTGGCCGCATCGGCGCCGGCAAGGGACGCTTCGTACAACGACTGGCCGAACATGCCAAGCATGCCGTTGGCCGCTTGCAAGCTCGTAGCAAGGCGCGTGAGCGTGTCGATGGCTTGCTCGCCTTCGCGGGCGTACTCGCTGGGGGTGTAGACCTGGCGCTGGTACGCGGCCCCTGATGTGATGTCAGCGAACCATTGGGCAATGTCCTCGCTGCCATTCCATTCGCGAGCGGTGTCGGTCACGACGGTGGTCCACGTGCCAATCAGCTGCTGGGCGATGGCGTTGCTCGCCGTGTCCAGGGCCTCGTGGATTTTCTTGGCGACTTCGGCTTCGGACAAGTCGTCAAACCGCAGGCCTCGCAGGCCGACGTCCGGGTGCACGCCGTCGTTGCCAAATTGGGTAGTGAAGCCCTCAAGCGAGTCGGTCGCCAGGCCCAGGGACTGCGCGAACCCGCCCAGGTGTTTTTTGGCTTCCCCGAAGGAGCGCTGCAGGTACTCGTCCTGCGGGGCAACGCCCATGTCATCGGTGTAATAGGTCGGGCCACCAAACAGGGAGCCGTCCTCGCGCATCAGGTCAAAGCTGTGCACGCCGCCCGGGCGGCCCAGGGTGCCGTAGACGCCGCTGCCGCGTTTTTCCGTGCCGCCAAAAAAGCCGAAGGCAGCCATCACGGCCACCACCGCCGCGGCGTAGGGCGCGGCAGCCATCAGGGCACTGCCCGCCCCAGCACCGCCTGCCGCACCAGCGGCTGCCGTGCCCGCTGCCGTGCCCGCAGCTGCACCCCCCGCAGCCACACCGCCCCAGCTGCCGTTGGCGGCAATCAGCGCGCCCAGGGCATCCCCGCCCACGGCCCCTACCGCATTGGCATAGCCCAGCGACAGAGCAGAGGCGCCCGCAGTGGAGCCCGCGCCCATCCAGCCCGCCAGGGTATTGACGCCGCTGCTGTAGCCCGACAGGGCGCCGTACATGGAGTACGCGCTTTGTGCGTTGTTGGCCAGGCCCAGAATGCCGCCACCCTGCGCCCCGACGACCGAGTTGGCAGCTGTGGCGAAATTGCTGCCGAAGACGCTCGTGCCGACCTGGATCAGCCAGCGGCGCCCCACCAGCTGCCACAACACATCCAGCACCGCGGCCTTGATGGTCTTGCCCACGCGCTCAAACGCGCCCACGCCGTTATTGGCCACGTCCACGAACACGTCGTGGGCGGTGCGGTCGATGCTGGTGAATAAGTCCACCCAAGCGGCTTGCTCGCGCTCGCGCACGCCCTTCTTGCCCAGCAGGCCGATCAGCTTCTCGCGCTCTTCGATCTCGCGCTGCAGCTCTCTCCAGCCCTCGCTGTCCTTGTAGAACCCGGCCTGCTTTTCCTTCATGCGCGCCAGGGCGACGCGTTCGATTGCCTCGGCCAACGTGATGTTGAGCGAGCGGGCTATTTCGGCTGCCTGCTCTTCTTCCTGCAGGCCCTGGACGCGGTCCTTGACGGACTTCAGGGACGCGGCTGCGGCTTCCTGCTGCGAGCGCATCCACGCTTCGATGCCGTCGGCTTCCTTCTTGCGCGCGGCGGCCGCGGCCTGCGAAACCTTGATGGCTTCTTGCTGAGCCTGCGTCTGCTTCTCCAGCGCGAGCATGGATTCGAGCTGTTTACCGATCAGCTCAGCCTCGGCCGCGGTCACCTTGACCTTGCCGCTGCGCAGCTGCTCCAGTACGTCGACGGCCAGGCGCTCGCCCTCGGCCAGGCGCTCACCCGCCGACAGCTCAGCCGCGTACTGGGCGGCGCGCTTGTCGATGCTCTCGATGAGCCCGTCCACGGCCTTCTTGGCGTCCTTGGCGCCCTTGCCCTGCTGGGCGTAGGCGGCGCGAATCTTGGCCTCCATCTCGGGCGTGAAGGCCTCGCCCAGCTTGGCCTTCCACTCCGCGATCTCGATGGCGGCCTTCTGGGCAGCGGTGCCGTACTTCTTGAGGTACGAGTCAGTCAGGCCGACGACCTTGCCTTGCTGCTCGACGGCTTTGGTAGTGCCCGACAGGGACGCCAGCAACGCATCGTTCTCCGTCGCCAGAGCTTCGTACGAGTTTGCGAGCCCGTCAGCCGCGGCAACGTTGCGCGACAGCACATCCCGCTGGCTTTCCAGTAAGCCGATCTGAAGCTGCAGGTCAAAGTGGTCACCAAACAGCCGCTCGTTGATCTTGTTGCGCAGGCTCTTCGAGGGATCGAGCGTGGCAGAGTCGGCGCGCAGCTGCGCTAGCTTGCGCTCCACGTCCACCAACTCGGACGCGGCATTGCCCGACGTGGCGGCGCCCAGCAGGCCGCCCATGCCTCCGTTGCGCAGCTCCACCAGCGCCACGCCCAGCCTGGCGGCCGCCCCGGCCGTGTCCACCATCAGCTGCACGTAGAACGCAAAGGCGCTGCGCGTGGACTCGCTTTGCAGCAGGGTGTTGAAGTCCTCGACACTCTGGCGCAGCGCGGGCACGCTGGCGCTGTCGGCCGTCATCAGGTCATTGATGGTGTTGCCCACCGCCTCCAGCGCACCCCCTAGCGTGTTGCGCGCGGCCTCGGCCGCGCCGCCGTAGCTGGACTCCAGCTCGGCAAACACGATGGCCTGAGACTCGGCCAGGCGGCCGCTCGCCTCCAGGGCGCGCGCCATCTCGATCTGCGACTCGGAGAACTTGAAGCCCTGGCGCTGCAGCGACTGCATGCCGGTGCTGGGCTTGTCCAGGGCCTTGGCCACGCTCTCCATGGACTGGTTGAGGTCCATGCCCAGGCGGGTGCCCATGTCCATGGCCGCGCGCAGGGCGCGCGGGAACTGCTCGCCCACGATGTTGGTGTAGCTGAGCAGGCGGGTCTGCGCCTGGTTGATGGCGCCGGCCGAGTAGGTGGTGGACTTGGCCAAGTCGGCGGCCATGGCGTTGAGGCGGTCCTGGCTGTAGCCGGCGGCCTCGCCCGTGGACTTCAGGGCGGCAGACAGCTGGGCCTGTTCGCGCTCGGCGTTGACGGTCTCCTGGCGAATGCGGTTGAACGAGGCGGCCAGCGTGGCGATGGAGGCAGCACCCGCCACAACGCCGACGATGGCCGACTTGATGGAGCTGGTGCTTTTCTCCACCATTTTGGACATCTTGTCGTAGGCGTCCTGCACCTTCTTGGCGCTGGCCAGGGCGGCCTGCTCGGTCTTGTCCAGGCCCTGGGTGAATTGCGCGTGCTCCAGCGCGAGCTTGACGACGAGAGAGCCGAGAGCGGACATGGTCACCCTTCTTCTTTTTGCCGTTGTTCGGCGTCATAAGCGAGCACGGCATGCTCCATGAGTTGCAGGCCGGCGAAGATCTCGCGACGGTGGTCGGTGCGGCGCACGCTCTCGCGCAACCAGGCGCTGACGCCGGCGTACTGCAGGCCCGTGCGCTGGGCCAGCATGCCGGCGTAACTCCATTGCGACCGCAGGGAGACGAACGCGGCCACGACACGCTGGTTGTCGGCGTGCACGCCGAAGGTGTCGCCGGTCTTGGGCAGGGCGGCGCGCTCGATTTGCGCACGCACACGATCAATCTCGTGCTGCGGCGCACCGAAAGCCTGCATGGCCTGCAAGGTGCTTTCGTCGGGGGCGAAGCGCGCAGAGTCATCCTCGGCGCGCTCGCCAGCCCAGAAGCGCGCCGCCGCGATCAGTTTTTTTCCTTGGCGCCTACGTTGTGCTTCCAGTAAGTGGTGGCGGCTTCGCGCACGGCGCCGGTCAGTTTCAGGAAGGCCTCAAAGTTTTCTTCGTTGAACTCCACGGGCTGGCGCTGCTCGTCCACCATCTCCCAGCCCTCCATTTTTTCGCGCAGCAGCTCGGTGTTGGGCAGCTCCAGCAGGCGCTTGCGCTCGGTATCGTCGGAGCGCTTGAAGATGCCGATGAACGACTCTTCGCGCCAGGTGCCGGACTTGGTGGCGACGTTGACGGTGACCTTGGCCTTGAAGGTTTCGGAAGGGGCGAGGATGAACATGGATGGCTCCTGTCGATGGTGATGGCGGAAAACAAAAGGCCCACCGTTGCGGGTGGGCCTGGGAGGGCGCGCGGGGCGCGGGGGGTCAGCGAACGACGATGCTCAGCTCGTCGTTGCCGAGCAGCGGGTTGACGTCGAACGGCATGGCGACCATGGCGATGCCCTGGTCGTCCTGCAGGCTGAAGGGGTTGCACTGGATGTTGGGCGCGGCCAGCTCGATGATGTTGCCGGGGGTGACGCCGTGCACCAGGCTCATGGCGCCGGTAGTGCCTGCGCGCACCACCTCGGCCCAGTTCTTGGTGGCGATGCTGGGCAGCTCCATGGTGACGTTGCCGGTGGGCTGGCGGTCCGGGCTGCGTGCGCCGGCGCAGTTGATCAGCTCGCGCCAGGCCTGCGTGTTGCCCCAGGCGATCGAGAAGGCCGACGTGCAGGCCTGCACGCCGTGGAAGCTGAACGTGGGCGTGTTGGCCTTGCCCACGGTCTTGGGTTGCTGGAAGGCGCTGTAGTCCACACCCGTGGGCAGCGGCGTGTCAGTGGGGGGGGAGTACGCGCCCAGAAACTCGAACTGCATGACCGGAATGGCCTTGGCGTTGAGGGTGAACGTAACGTTGCCCTTGACGCCCGTGAGCTTGAACAGGATGCCGTCCAGGTAGCCGTACAGGGTCAGGGTAGGTTCCCCCTCGCTCACGGGGTCGTACGTCACATCCTGCCCTGCGGTGACGGTCTCGGCAAAGCCGCAGGCCTGCAGCAGCGGGCCCCAGGCGGGCGCGGTGCCGGCGGCGCCGCTGCCGGCCAGCTCGACCTCGCAGGTGAGCCTGCGGTGCACGCCCACCACCAGCTTGCCGCTGTTGCCCTTGTAGGGGCGGATCAGGTCGCGGCTGACTTGCTCGGCCGTGATGGGCTCGGGCATGAGGGCGCGGCACATGATGGCGTTGGCCGCGGCGGTGGGGTTGGCGTCGTCGCCGCTGGTGGTTTCGATGACTGCCAGCAGCAGCATCTTTTTCATGGACTTCATGGCGGGGTGTCCTTTCCGGTTGGGTGGTGGGCTTCAGGGGGCGGCGCGCCGGCGTTGGCCGGTGGCGAGGTCGCGCACGTAGCTGCCGCCCAGGCCGGTGTGCTCGTCGCGCTGGCGCGGGGGCGTGGGCTGGTGGTGCGCGGGCTTGACCGGCCGGGCCGGCTTGGCGGCGGCGGGCGCGGGCTGTGCACTCGTGTGCACACCGCCGTCCGCCGCGGGTGCGGTGGTGGTCTTGGGCATGGTGGCCTTTCGGTGGAGAGGGGGGTTAGTAGCGCGGCGTGCGCAGGCGCACGGTGAGAAAGCGGGCGTAGAGCTGCGGGTCGGGCTCGTAGTCGGCGTCGCCGCAGGCCTCCTCCCACTGATAGGCGGGCAGCGCCTGCAGCGCGGGGCGCAGGGTGCCGCCGCCATCGAGGGGCAGCAGCGCGTCCAGCTCGTCCAGGTCGCGCGCCACGGCGACCACGTTGATGTCGTGTTGCATGTAGCCGCCGCCGGCGCACCAGGCCGGCTCGGGCTCGCTGTCCACGTCGAACACGACGGCGGGGTACGCGGGATCGGGCGGCAGCTCGATGGCCCAGGTGTTGCCGAACACGGCGGCCAGGGCGTCGGTGATTTGCTGGTGCAGCGTGGCGGTGCTCATCCTCCGGCGTCCTTGTCCAGGTCCTGCTGCAGGCGCTCGTTCATGGCCTGCAGGGCTTCGGCCCTGCCCTGCTCCAGCGCCGGCGCGATGAAGGGCTTGGCAGGCACGGTGTGCGTGGGCGATTTGCGGCGCTGGCGCAGGCTGGTGCTGCCGTTGGCGGCCTTGCGGGGAACCACGTTGTGGCCCAGCTCGACCCAGCGCCAGTAGTACGGATCGTCCGCGTAGCGCTTGACGATGCGACCGCGCCCGTTGACGGCCAGGCGTTCGCCCTTGCTGCGGGCCTTGGCACTCAGGTTGCGGCCGTGGCGCACGCCCAGGTGGTACTGCTCGGTGCCGGGGGGTGCGGCGGTCTCGCGCTTGATGGCGATGTTCTTGACCATGGCGCCGGTGCGCCGCGAGCCGTTGGCCAGGGCGATGGCCTTGGCCTTGCGCTTGAGCACGTTGCCCGCGGCCACCAGCATGCGCCGGCTGGTGCGGGTGCGTATGGCGTCGCGCACGCGGCCGTAGCGCTGCTGCATGTCGCCAATGCCGAGGATCTCAGTCTTAGCCATCGTTGAGCCCTGTGTCGCAGGTGAGGACCATCCAGCCGGGGTAGTCGGCCAGTGGCTTGACGTGGGTGATACCCAGCAGCTGCGTGCCGTCCACGACGCGCATCTGGGTGGAGATGCCGGCACGCTCGCGCAGCAAGAACTCGACGCGCGCCACGGCCACCTGGCCACCGGCGGCGCTGCTGGCGCTGCGCTCGCTGCCGCTCATGTCGCGGCGCTGGGCCCAGCACTGCCAGTACGTCGCCCAGGCGGTTTTGATGCCGCCGGAGGCGCCGCGGGTAACGGTGCGCTCCTCGATGCGGATGCGGTCGCGCAGCTTGCCGGCCCGCATGTCACGCCCCCATGCGCCGCAGCGGCAGCAGGCAGGCGCGGGCGCCGGTGGGCAGGCGCGTGGCGATGGTGCCGGCCACAACGTCCTCGCGGTTGGCGTCCAGGTCGCCCAGGATCAGCAAGATGCCGGCGCGCACCATGTCGGTGGCCACCAGCGGGTCGATGCCCGCGGTGCCTGCCAGCACGGCGGCGTCCAGCTCCTGCTGGGTGGCGTACACGGCGCGGTCGAGGTAGGTGGTGGCGATCTGCGTGGCGGCCGACAGCTTGAGGCGGATGTCGTCGTCGGCGTCGGTGCCGTCGATGCGCAGATGGGCCTTGGCCTGCTCAAGCGTGACGATCTGCGGGGCGGGCATGGTCAGGGTGCCTCGGCCGGCGCTGCAGGGTCAGCCGCGGCACTGGCGCCGCCGGGCCCGGGCTGTTGGGCGTCAGCGAGCGCAAGGGCATCGGACGGGCCGGCCTGCTGTGCCGATTGCGGGCCGGCGGCGCCGGCTTCGGCGGGGCCGGCGCTGGCGGTGTGCTGCGGCGCCTG